TACCCCGACCGATAATCGTCTTCCTTATGGACATGATGGGGCTCCTTGATTTGATTTCGGGCGGGGCAGCATCGCCGATAGCAATCCGCGGTCCAGCCCTACCTTTTTCTACTACGGCAACGTGATTACCACGAAGCTTTATCATAACAATCGTCCCATCAGCGAGACGCTTGAGCTTGAGACCATAGCCGACGGAAACGTCACGAGTAGCTGTTCCACTCTCGTTGTCTTCATCACCTTCAGGTCTAACTTTTCCGATAAGATCAGGGTCCTTGATAACTAGGTCACCCTTGAGAGTAACCTCACCATCAACTAAATCACCCTCACCAACGCGTTCAACGTGACCGCAGTTCAATTCACCATCATTGTCGACGTGAACTACGTTTCCATCAGGATGTTCATCTACGACCGTCTTACCTTCAAGACTATCGATAAAATCCTGAGCAAGAACTTCTTCCTTAGGCCTGAAAACCTTGTAACGTGTATCAGGCTCCAGGTTCCATGAGTCCTGATAACCATCAAAGCCTTTCAGCTCTTTTCCAAGGTATTCCTGAAATCCTGATCTACAGAGGGGCACATTCTTGCAAATGAGATAACCCTCTATAGTCATAGTCATGTTAGGACTAAGGATGAGCCCGTGGTATGTAGGCCCACCAGACTTAGGCATTGGTTACCTCCTTTACTTTTTGCGCTTCAAGCTAGCTGCAAGAGCTGCTGGGTCGTAAACACCCTTCTTGTGAGCAAGCTTTACTTTGAGCTTGTTGAAATCAGACATATCAGCAGCTTGGGCATCAGAACCAGCGGCTGGAGTCGATGAAGTTCCTGTACCAGGACCAGCAATCGAACTATCCAACCCATAGGAACCAATGCCCTTATAAGGGTTTGCGTCTGTCCCCACACTGAATTCAGGAACATCCTGAACTCGCGGATCGCAGGTAGAGAAGGAAGAATCTCCGAGCGCGTGAAGAGTTGGTTTTCCAGATGGAATGCTCTCGCTCATCTTAGGAATCCCAACATCGTTGTGAGGGGTTAGATCGTTTTTGGGACCGAACGAGTATTCCATGTCGGGACTCCTTGTCCTTCTGGCGGTTCCACCGGAACGTCAGGTGTTTGATATGCTGATAAGCCGAGTTTAGGAGCCGGACTAATCACAGCACCACTATTCCCTCCACCGTTACCGAAGTTAGAGGGAATCTGACCATTAAATCCGAAAGCTGAGTTACCACTATGAATCATAAACTCTCCTACCCAGCTTCATCCATAAAGGTTTTGTAGCTCTTGATGTTGTGAATGGTTGAGTAAGCAACACCGAACTTCTCTGCAAGCTCTCGTTTCTGAGTATGAGGAGAATGTCTCACAAGAGCAACCTGATCTGGAGTAAGTTTCCTCGTCGTAAACTTGTAGTTCTTATGCCTAATCATCGAGAAGGGTCTGAACGTACGAATTTTAGAAAGAGGACTAGAGGTATCACCATACTTTAACCAGGTCTTGAAAGCACCTAAAGAAAGAGCTGTAATACTTCTGAAAATTGCGTAGCCGTGAGAATGACCTTTGTAGTAGTCTTTCTTAGCTTCGAAAGCTGAGCGATAACCAAGAAAGCACTTGTGCTCATCAAAAGAGCCGCTGCCGTTCATGTCATTCTGGTCAACTACGTAAATGATCGTACTCTCAGGGTTAGGTCCGAGATAGCAGTCCATCTCATCACCATCTGCTCCCTCAGTTCCGTCAATAAATCCATAGTCCGCTGGAAGCTTATTTATCCAGCCAGGACCCCGACGAAGCTCCCCCGCATAAGTCTCAATCGCTATTGAAAGGTCATGAAACTCTACACGGGGAAGTCTGGAGTTCTCTAACTGATTTTCTTTCATTTTGTTGCCTTGAACACGTTGATTCGATTCAGTATCCATTCTAGAAGAGTTTCAGGCTCTTCTTTAATGGCAGAATCTCCGGCAATCGCATGATCTGGAAGAGCAGAGTCCGGTTGAGATCTAATGTCTGGTCGCTGTTCTCCAGTATTAGACTCTTCCTGAATGGGAGGTCCTTGAGCCTCGCCACCTTTACCGCCAGGACCTACTCCAACTAGATCTTCTGGACCAGGAGGAAGTCCTTGCTGTTGCATTTCCATATCTTGCTGCATCTGTTGCTGTTTCATCTGCTGCTCCATACCGATGTCCGAAGCGAACATGTCAGGAGTTGCTGCAACAGACTCACGAGTAATATTGCTGAACAGACCATTGGTTCCGCTGGCCTGAGAGAGTTCGAGTCTTGCTTCTCTCTTAGTAATCAGGTCAGAGTTGTAAGCACCAATGACTGTGTCCGCCGTGCCTCGTGCTAGGTTAGAGCGTTGCTCTTCAGAAAGGGCTCTGAACGGATTCCATGTATGGTCAATGTCATCCGGAACGAAGCCGAACGAGCTTTGACATATAACAGGAATCAGTTGGTCCATGATTGGATCAGCTTCCGACATTCTCTTTTCGCCGATGAGATTGTCGTAGAGTTGTAGTGAGCCTTCAGAGTTGCTACCAAGACCAGACTCACGTCCGAATATTATTTCATAAGGAATTTCACAAGCAGCTGCAAGGTCCTTCATAAACTCGTGATAGACATCGGAAATACCACCGAAGCCATAGGCGGTTTGATGAAGAGCCCCATCCTTACCCAAGACCATCAAGCCTTGGTTATTCATGTACTGGGACATTTGCTCCATGCGAGCAGCAAAGTTGGTGTAGGCTTGATTAGTCCCGCCGGCACCGGACATCAAAGTGGCTAACTGAGGCTCCGTAATAGAGAGAATTTGAGCTCTAGTAAGTAGAGATACAATGTTCCAAGAACTGTAATCCCTTTTTCGCAGCTCGTCGAAGATAATCTCAACCTCCGACATACCCCAATAAAGCTCAACTTGCTTTTCCCATTGAGGTAACTCCCGGCCCACAAATCTCAGAATCCGCGAATGGTGGATTGTTGTCTGTCCAGAATCCATGATGCAGTTGTAATGAAGCGGAAGGCCAAACCCAGCAGCATTACTAGCATTGTTATTGATGATAGGACCAGGAATAATACCAGACCAGCGATCGAGAGGTATAAGACCTTTGTATGCTCCGAGTTCGATGTCATCCAAGTCCAACGGTTGAGATAAGTCATCGTGACCCTCGATTACGATGATAGCACCAGCTCCACCAAAGAGACGACCCCACTTAGCTCCTGAGCGAAGATTCCTCAGAGTCTGGGTTTTCTTAACTGTTCGAGCAAACAACCGAAGAAGCTCTGGCTTAAGATCAGTACTCAAACCAGGAAAGGACTTGTACATATCGTTCGCGATAGTATCGATGACTCGACGAACAATCCACGAACTGCGGTAAAGACTGAGAATCAGGGGATAGTCTTCAGTTAACCGGATAAGAGGGTAACTACCAGCCTGAGCGAGATTCGGAGTTCCTGTACCCAAACGAGCAGGAGCATTACTGTAACTGTCTACAGCTATACCCCGTCTCAGATAGTTCCGATCGTCATTTGGAGGAAGAAGCCTAGTTGAGGACGTATTTCTCTTGCGAGGCATCTAGACCTCCTCCTTGAATTGAGATGTTTTGTGGGTACTACCGACGGCGAAGTTCTTCTTCTTCATCTTCAGGACGAGTAACCTCTTCCATCTTCCTACGACGAGTAAGACCGCGCTCGGATGAGGGTTCAAAAGTGCCGTTGCTACGCCGGTTATGGAGGTGCTCCGTGAACCGTTTCTTATCGATAGCAGCTTGGCTCTCGTCAGTAGCTGGTATGTTAGACGGAGTTACCCGATCATACTTAGGTAGAGGATTGTCGAGTCGACGTAGTCCCTCAACCCCGTGACGTTCGGGAACACCAGAACCGTCACCACCATCAACCGCGTCACCGGCATCAGGATAGCTGTGCTCTTCCATCCAATTCTTAACTCCAGCAGCTACACGCTCGTGAACAGGATTCTTTCCGCCGACGACCTTCCTCTTGAACTCAGCAGCCTCTTTGGTCGGAGAAGTAAACTTTCCACCGGTAGGACTATCTGAGTGGAACGAGCGTTGCGGAGCATCAGAATCTTCGTACTGATGGAGAGCTGCTTCATCCTTATCCTCGTCCGCAGCATCACCACCAAATACCTTGTGAGCCGCAGCATGCATACCGAGTTTAGCACCAAACTTTACAGTCTGGCCAACTGTAGGCATGTGTTCACGAATTCCATCAGCCGCAGCGTCAAGCAAGCCCCACTGAAGAGCCTTGATCTGCTTTGGAAAAGGAGGATTAGCCCCATCTGCTGCTACATCCATTGCTGGGATTTGACCACCAGCTAGTGCCGAACTACCAGGATTCAAGGGCATGGTCTACTCCTTATTGAATGGAATCACAGGCGCTTTTGAAGGAGCCTTAGGTTTTGGTGGCGGAGTCGGTCTAGACTCTGGCGGAGGTTCAGAACCAACCAGATGAGTTCCACGAGGTCTAGGACCTTCCTGTTTTGGGGGAGCGTCTAGACGATGCTCAGGAACGTCACCGCCGAGAACGATCTTAT